CTTCATTCTCATTTAATTCACTAGCTAAGTGCCATTTACCATATCTTATTGCTTGTCCTTCTGATGTACAACCAAATGCAGTTACATTTTTTGTTTTAATTTTTCCTGTTTTAGCAATATTAGTATTATCTTCTACAACAACGACATCTTGTTTATATCCCTTGTCTGGATTATTGTAAGTAACTACGATTTGATTGTTTCTAAATCTATTAGAGCTTCCAGCATAAGTAAACTCTCCATTAATTACATTTGATTTTGTGAAAGTATATACTGCGCCTTTTTGTATATTAGCTCCAAGACTTACTTGTCCATTCCACCAAATTAACATACTTCTCATTGTACTAGAGAAATCTTTTAATGTTTTTATTGCATTTTGACCTTTTTGTATATAAATATTACATTCAAAACGAGGTTCTGTTCCGCCTTTTCCATCTGGTACAAGTTCGTCACAATATTTTGCTAAACCGAATAATGTGTATTTATCTATACTTTCAAAATTAAAGTCAGGGTCAATGTGTTGTCCTAATCCATAACGCGGATTAGTCATAATATCCATAAATATCCAAACTGGATTACTTGTATATACAGGCTCGTAGTTTACATGAGAAGGTGAAAATGTTTTCTTATCTCCTCTAAAGTTACCATCCCAATCTACATATGCTGAAGCATCTGCACCAGTTGTTACATTTCTTGTATAAGCTGCTGAGCTTCTTCTAATTCCTGTACTTGTTTTTTCGTCTTTAGGAAAATAGTTAGTAGGAACTTTTACTTTTAGTCCACGTATTTCATAACTTCTTTTTGGGATAGATTGAAAATCTTTTGCGTCTACTATGACACCTGCGTATGCTGTATATGGAAAATTTAATTTATCTAATATAACATTTTCTATACTTTTTAATGAAGCTGTTGATGTATATTGCCATCCTCCAGCTATACCGTTTACTTCACTAATTCTTTCTACTTTTACAGTGTATGCATCATAAGGTTGATATTTACTTATATCAAACTCCATAATATAATTAAAGTTTCTTTTTGTTGAAGCAACTATAGCTCCTGAGTATCCGTTGTTGTGTCCACTTCCTCCAGGATTTATACCATATTTTCTGTCTACACCAGAGTATGAACTATTTCCATTTAAAATTACTGTATGTTCTGTTCCATTTCTTTCATATACTAAGCTAACTCTAAATAAAGCACCAGCACTTACTTTTTTATTGCTTTCGCCTTTATAAGCATTTAAACCTTGTGGAAAATTAAAAGTAAGTCTAAGTAAATCTACTTCGCTTGGGTCTGAAACTCCCATACCACCATTGCCTGAAGCTGCATAAGTTCTTGCACTACCATCATAGGCAGGATTATCTGTTTTTCCTAATGACCTATCAAGTTGTGACCATGTAGGATACTCTGTGTTTGGTACAGTTTCTAAGTTTCCATTTTGTACTTGAAAAGGTACAGAAGCACTACCTATTCCATGTGGTGTTGGTAGATAAGTTTGGTCTCTTTCTCCTGTTCTAAATGCCCATAAAAAGTTATCATACTTAGCTAAAGGTGCTTGATTAACTGTTCTTTCTGGTGTACTAAGGGTTGCTGATGTATTGCTTGTATCTACACCGCCAGCTGCTATGGTTACTTTATTATTTGATGAGTCATAACTCGATACAGTTCCAATGTAGTCTAATTTACATGCTGCACTAGTTGTATTTGTTGAAGGTGCGAGATTAACTCGAACTGCGGAAGTATTAATAAATTCTGTGATACTAGCAGAAAAATCTTGACCGTCTGGTCCTGCACCTGTGATTCTAATTTGTGGATTTAATCTTTTTGTTCCATCTGGAACTACATCTGAAGAAGCGAAAGTAAAACCTGACGCTCCTGAAACAATAGTATTTCCTACTGCTGTATTAATTGTTCCTCTTTTAGAACCTCCTACAACAAGTATATCTCTACTACCTTGTGCTGTGTTTGCTGAGTCTATGAATGAAGGGTTGTTATGGTCTGTTATAACACCAGTAGAGGCGACATAACTTACATCTGTAGAATCTAAAATTGCTACTATATCTTTGTCACCATAATTATATGCTTTGTTTCCACCAAGTTTAATACTTGCACCTTGGTCTACTAGTCCTTCAATTGGACCTTCTGATAATGCATCATAAATTACAGCAGTTTGATGATAAGTTAAACTTTTACTATCTCCAGAAGTACTCGTAGTGGAGCTAGTAGCCATATTGTCTTCAGCTTGTTTTTCGTTCTCTATTGACTTTTGAACTATACCAATTACGTTTGATAACCAACCCATTATATATTCCAGTTATATTCAAAGCCGGTTTTACTATAACCACTCGCGCTTTGTACTCTTGTTTTTGTAAATCCGAAGTTTGTTACAACTCCACCTGCTTCTACTCGTCCGTATGCCATAGGTACTGGTACACCAGTTTTTGTTGTGTTTACTGGACCGTTAAATAAAGACGACTTTTCGGGCTGGTCACTTCCATCCGCATCTGGCATTATCATTTCAATAATACCTTGTAGTGCTAACATTGCTCCCATAGCACCTAAAGCGTACCCTAATGCCCCACCTGTCACAACCGCTGCATAAATTAATAATGCTCCTACGATAACTTTAAAAATTGATTTAAATATATTAGCACCTGCAGGAATTGGAGTAATAATTATATCGTCGTCTCCTAAAAAGTTTCCTATTTCATCTTCGCCAATAAAGTCATCTAGATTTTCTTTTGCCATAGCTTTTACTTCGTTACCTTTTTGTACAGTAAATTTTATACCTAAATCCATAGACTCCATAATATATCTACGAAGTCCTCCTTTCATTACGTCAATTGCATGCATAGCCTCCTGAATTGTTTTTACATTCAGTCTATGTTCTTCTCCAAATAGTTTTCCCATTTGTCCTTTTAGTATTATATTTCTTGTCATTTTGGTTCTAAAATTGTATAATCTTTGTCGGGATACGATACGATAAAGTATGGTATGCCAACGACATTACAGTTATTAATATCATGCTCACTTGGGCGACAATCGGTGCCATAGTGACTATGGACTACATATAAAATTTTTGAAATCGCTTGATATGATGCGAAAGTTAATGCGTCCATTTCAAATTCATTTTCATTTTCGGAAATATTTTCCATGCGAATATATCGTTTGTCATTCCCATCTTGTATAACAAGTCCACAACATTCACGCGGGGCACATTCGGCAGCATGCTCAAATATATCATCAATCATTTAAATGACCTTGCTGCTGGGAAACCTCCAAATGGTAAAACGGTAGCTGTATTCGTTTTGGTTTTACCAGTAGTAGTCGTACTACTTGCATTTTTTGGTATGAATCCAAATCTCATTTTACACCCTGTAGTAGTCTTACTACATAAATCTCCTTTTTCCCAATATTTTGTAAATCCAGGTGCTTGACTCTCACTTGGTTTTGCAGTTCTCCATAGTAATGTTTTATTATATGTTTCTGAACTTGCAACATTATCTGTAAATGTTACATAGTCATTATCTCTATCGTCTACATATGTAAAATATTCTGTTCCATGTGAATATGTACTATATATTCTTACTCTTTTAAAATTTGAATTACTATCAGTCGGAGTGCCTGGATTACTGCTAGTTGCTCTAGCTTGCCAATAATTATTTACAGTTACAGAACTAGTACTTCCATTTGCATTAAATCTAGTAGTAGTTTTTGTTGTTTTATAGTAAGAATCTAATGATACTGCTCCACTACTATAACTTGTAAAAGTTGTAGAACTTGGAACAACATACTCATCATCTAAGTTTACAAATACAGTATACTTTATTCCATTTGTTCCATATAAATGACCTTCTAAGTGCCATTTACATCCACTTTGGTCTTTTTTCCATCTATCTATGTCTGGACTTGCACCTTGATATTTAAATGAACATCTATCAGCATATATTTTTCTTGCTGGAATTTGTACTGTTTCCATATCAAATGGAGCGACTAATTCTATTTGAACAGATGTTTTACTTCTTGCTTTAATTCTGTCCATAGTCCAGACTTGTCTAGGAAATTCTGTTGGTGGGTTTGCATCACCGCTCTCTCCATACAAGTACTTTTTCAAAGTTGTTCTACGAATAAATTTTAGTCCAAGAAAGTCATTATAATCAAGTGTTCCAACTGCATTACTGAATACTTGATTTACATTTGCAATAAGTACATTCGGTCTTGCTATAGCACCATCATTTTTTGTTTCAAATCCATCTGATTCCATAGGAAGTGCAACATAAGTTCTGACTGTGCCCGGGGTATTATAATCTCTCATTTGTAGAGTAGTTAAGTCATCATCTAATCCACTATGAAAGTATACGAACTCTCCTTTCTCATATTCTAACTCGTAAAGATGTACCAGTTCTGAACCTGGGTCTAGTTTTTGTAAATCTTGTATTATGGGTTTGTCTGCCATTATGCCTCGTAAATTCTTCTAAATGTTGCTGATAAATTATAGTAGTCATCATATGCCCAAGTTTGGTTCCATTTTTCACAGACTACTTTTACTGTTTCTTCGCTACCACTTGCATTACTATCAGAGAAAATATAGTTAAATGCAGTTGCTCCTTTCTTACTTTCAAAGAAAGCAACTATATCATCTATTTCATCTTTTGGTCTATTTGCAAAATTTACATCAAACGATTGTTTTATATTATTAATACCGTTTGCAAGTCTTTGCTCGTAGCCATCGCCAAACTCTGCAATGTAAACTCTTGGTTCATTACTTCTACTAAATCCTTTATCTGGTACGACTACTCCGAGTGAGCCGCCTACATCAAATCCTATTGCCATATCTTATCCTTGTGCCTGTAACATTCCACCTGGGCGTTGTTGTCTTTCTAGCTCTTGTAATACTGCTGCATTAATAGCCGCTCCTAGTTGTTTTCCTGATTCTGCGTCTGACTTAGTATTTGTGGTACCATCTGCCATATTAACACTAATGGATACATTGTTTTCATTTCCTGCACCTCTTCCTAAGTCTACTGGTATACTTTTGTTATCTGGTAATGGTACTACTGCTTCATTTTGTTTTCCTTCTCCAACTAAGTAAGTTGGTTGAGTTGCAACTCCACCTTTTGCATATCTTGGCATTACACCACCCTTTTCAAGTGCTACCATTTTATTTCCAATGATTCCGCCTTTTGCAAATGGTAGTATAGAAAGTAATGGGCCAATACCTGGTATCATACCGAGTAAAGGTTTTAATAATCCCATGATTCCACTTTTTCCACCACCAAGAAGTCCTCCAAGCAGACCGCCACCGCCGCCGCCCATTAAACCTCCAAGAAGTCCTCCGCTACCACCGCCGCCTATTGCTCCTGTGATAGCTTTCATAAATCCGCCGCCTTCTCCTGTGAGATTCTGCATAAAGTTACCAAATATACCTTTTCCTGCACCATCTCCACCGAATAGACCTGCTTTTAAGTTTCCAAATAGTCCGCCTTCTCCAAATAATCCATTCTCCCCTTTAAATAATCCTTTTAAATCTCCTAAGAAAACATCGAATATGCTCCCTAAGTCTCCAAACATTGCTGAGAATCCTGTTTCGCCTGTGCCTTTTCCTTTGGTTACGACTTCTTCTATTTTACCGCCAATTGTTTCTCCTGTTTTTTTGTCTGTTTTCTCTTTCGCATCGTCTGTAGCGCTAGTTCCTGTTCCACCAGTGCCTCCACTTTGGTCTGTAATAGGCCCAGGTGCTTTTGTACCCATTACTTGGGCCATGGCTGCAACATGCTGAGTTAATACAGATGCCATTCCGTCAACATGACCTTGATGAACAGTTTGAAACTCTTGTGCTTCTTTTGACATTTTACCAACACCAAATAAGTCTTTGACACTTTGAGGCATTATTTTTTCAAATCCAGCACCAATTAGTTCCATACCTTTACCTGCTATGAATCCTGCTCCAGCGCTTTGTAAATCTTTTGCGAGTTTTTCTCTAATTTCATTAGTAGACTTATCTCCTATAAGAGCGTCTTTTAGTGCTTGTGTGCCTGCTGCGTCTGCTGCTTTTAATATCTCTGCTGCAAATGCTTTTGCAATATTTAAGTTTCCTTCTAGTACAGCTTGTTGTGCTTCTAGTGCTTCTACTTGTGCCATAGATGCGTTTAGAGAGTCTTCCATCTCTTTCCTCATTTTTTCATTTAACTTATTATATATTTCTTGTTTTGAATTAAGTTCAGCTTGTGCTCTTACTCTTTGTGCTTCTACTTTTTCTATATCAAGCATCG